CCCCCTGCAAGCATTATTCGTGCGGACTCGTACTACATTACAGCTCCCGCCGTAGCTTTCAGCCTCGAGTTATCGGGTACTACCCCTCAAAATCGATAATTCTTGGATCGGGCTTTAGTCCTCTAAGTCGGTTGGAGGAACCTAACGTACAATTAGCTTTACCCTTTAAGTGGTCTGAGTCCTAATACGTTGGCGGATTACTCCCTTCCCAGTTTCCCAGTTAATTCTCTCCGACACTCCCAATCATAATACTTCATTATAGTCTTAAGAAATTCACAACTTCTTAGGGTTAATGGGTTCATTCTTATCGGTAGGGTCTTGGGTCACCCTACTCCAACAGGCATAGTTATTTCTATGCCCGATAAAATAGCCGATGTAGTCTTGGATCACTACATTCCAACAGCTCTTGTCAAGAGCCGGCTATTATGAACACTCGGAGAGTTTTAACGTGTTCTCCTTAATGGGGTTACCAAGAGTTCTCAACTTTTTACAAGTTTCGATTCTCTGGACTTAATCTCCGACTCGACACGAGTATATATCTCTTTCGGTAATGGAAGAGAAGATATCCTAGTATCAAGGTCGTGGATCTTTGCCCAAAGTTTCTCAAATTGTTCAATTGAGTACTCAGTGGCCCCACTTTCAATGACTTCTTCGGTTTCTTGGCGTATATCACGGATGTCAATTATCACATCCATGTATACTTCTCTATATACCAACTCAATGAGCTGATCAAGTATATAATTCTGGCGATCGACCCTTAGGGCGTTCACCTGAATTTTATGCTCGGTAATAAACTCACCTTGATATTCTATGGCACTTTCATCATCGGTAAGCGTCAAGAATCTCCTAAATCCGAGGACCAAATTGTTCTGATAAACAAATAGATCCTCGAATAAGTTAATTCTATCCGCTTTCCTTGGTGTTGTACCATAGTATTCTCTATCACGTTTAACAGTGATGAGATCCTTAGTCCACCTAGTTAACTCTAGGAAAGAGGGAGAATTCATACTACGTAGAATTTCCTTGGACTGTTGGATAAGTATATTAGAGATTAATACTTTTAACTTACCAGGTGTAAACTTATATCTAGAAATAATGGATCTCATAGAGACCCATTCGCTTAAAGATTTAGGTTCAACACCTAGTGGAGAATAGTATGCCAAGATATTATGTCGGGTTCGTCTTGGTAAAAGATGGAACCTGGACATAATACGTCCTCTTACCTTATAACCTGCACCTCTTAGAATCAAAAATTGATTCAGAGACAGGGAGTATGTCCGAGCAAAGTCAATTGCGTTTCCCAGTACCTTCGTAGCCATATATCACATAGATATAGGTAACGCAGATACATCATAATATGGTTTTTCCATATTACGACTTGGAGAATATCAAGTTTTCTTGATAAACTCAGAAACCAATCGACGATTCTTTCAAACTACCTGTCCTGGAGAGACGAGACTTTTATGGAGTCCAACTTTGACTCCTAAATCGTCCATGATTTTAAGGTATTCAGCCGCCACTGCATCGTTAGAGATTACAACGTCATCTCCAACAATACAGTAGTCTTTGAATCATACCCCTGGGCTCACTTGAC